CGGAAACGGGAGGGAATCAAAACATTGGGCGTTCCTTCCGGTTGGGAAACCCTCGACCGGTTCACGGGTGGATTTGTTCCGGGGGAATTTTGGGTTGTTGCCGGCCGGCCAGGGATGGGCAAAACATCCTGGGCAAATTCCATCAGCATCGCGCATTCCCTCCGTGCAGGCGGCAAGGTGGCCTTCTTTTCTCTGGAGATGACAAAGGAGGGGCTTGTTGACCGGGTGCTTTCCTCGGAATATTCCATCAACGGCGAGGCCATCAGGACAGCCAACGTGAGCGAGGAACAGATAGAACAGATGGCGCGGCTTGCGAACATTGCGCGGATGAATATTTGGATTGATGACAGCAGGCGGCAGACCATTGACCAGATTCGCAGCAAGTTGAAGATGATGAAGGCAAAGCACGGAATAACCCTTGCCATCATCGACTACCTTGGACTCATCAACCCATCCGACCCTAAAACCATCCGTGAACAGCAAGTCGCGTACATCAGCAGGCAATGTAAGCTAATCGCAGGGGAAAGCAAGTTGACGGTCATCGCCCTTTCGCAGCTGAACAGGCAGAGCGAGCAGCGCAACGACAAGCGGCCCGGCCTTGCTGACCTTCGGGAAAGCGGAGCGATTGAACAGGATGCGGACGTGGTTGTTTTTCCCTTCCGGCCCATGTACTACGAAACCGAAAAACCCCCTGTTGAAGAGGCGGAAACCATCATCAGCAAGAACAGGAACGGCAGGACGGGAATCATTCCGTGCCAATTTGTGAGCGCACATTCACACTACTTGTTATGAGGCACGGCAGTTTTAAGTTAGCATATGTCAATGTTATAAATTATATTTGTGGCATGGGACAAAAGAAAAATCCTAAATACGATAAAGCCTATGAACTTTATTTGTCCGGGCTGAGTCTTGAGCAAGTTGGAAACGTAATAGGTGTAAAAAGGCAATGCGTTTATGAGGCATTCAAAAAACGTGGATTCGCTTTGCGTGGGCCAAATTTCCAACCATCACAAGAATATGATGGTAAAAAATTTACCCTTAGAAATCATGGTTACTATGCTCTGACAACAGATGACAGATGCCTTATGCATCGTTACGTTTGGCAAAAAGAAAAAGGCCCAATACCTAATGGTTGGGACATTCACCACATCAATGAGGTAAAAAGTGATAACCGCATTGAAAATCTTGAGTGTTTGCCGAAGGCGGAACACACACGGAAATATTCACCACACAACAACCAATACACGAAAGGAAGAAAACGTGCTACACATTAGCCTATTCAGTGGGGTGGGTGGCTTTGATCTTGCTGCTGAGTGGATGGGATGGAAGAACATAGCCTCTTGCGAAATCAACCCATTCGGCAGAAAAGTTCTTGCCCACTATTGGCCTGACGCCTATCACCACGATGACATTCACACACTAACCTATCAACTACTCAATGAAAAATTGGAGGAAAAATTCGGAACCCGCTGGAGGACAGATGACATTGTTCTCACAGGCGGGTTCCCTTAACCTTGCCAGCCCTACTCAGCAGCCGGAAAGCGGCTCGGAAAAGAAGATGAACGCCATTTATGGCCCGAGATGCTTAGAGCAATACGAGAGATTGCCCCTCGCTACGTCGTGGGGGAAAATGTTCTTGGCCTCACTAATTGGAACGGGGGAATGGTATTCGACGAGGTGCATTCTGACCTGGAGTCTGCGGGTTACGAAGTGCAGGCCGTGGTTATACCTGCGGCGGCGGTCAATGCCCCGCACGGACGTGACAGGGTTTGGTTTGTTGCCTACGCCGGAGGCCAACAATTACAAAAATGGCCACAGGTCGGAAACTCCAAGAATACAGCGGAAGAAAGAACAGGGGTGGACGATTGGATTAAACGACCGGGCAACATTGGGCTTACTGCCGACACCGACAGCGGACGACAATCCTGCGAAGAACACGGGAAAACGCAATCAAGACGGGTTGCAGAAACGAGCGTTTTTGGAAACTGGGAAAACTTCCCAACTCAACCCCCGATTTGTGGCGGAGATGATGGGCTTCCCACCCAATTGGACGGAATTACCTTTTCTAAATGGAGAAACGAGTCAATAAAGGCCTACGGGAACGCAGTAGTGCCGCAAGTGGTGTATCAGATTTTCAAAGCTATTGAAGAAATTGATTATATTTGCAAGTGATGAGCGGCGTAAATTACCTCCTTTCAATCTACCCCATCAGCAGCCAGGGCGTGCCGGAAAAGCACATCGCCGAAGCGCGGGAACTTGAAAGACAGTTAATCATAAAAACATATGCTGATGCAATGGTAAAAGTTGGGATGAATACAACAAATGCAACAAAACTTGCTATTGATTACTACAAAAAAACCTACACACCATGACACCTGAAATCTTCCTCGCTATCCTATCCATTGCCGGCGCATCAGTTCCTTTCGGCCTAAACAACCAGATGGACACACTCGGCCCGTTCAGCGGTTACAAGGTTTTCCGCTGCCCTGTTTGCCTGTCCTTTTGGATTGCACTCATCGTTATTGCGCTGATGGGTGGGAATCCGGTTTATGCTGGCCTTGCGCCTATATTTGCTCAACTCATTCACAAAACACTATACTAACCATGTACCGAAACGAAGTTCCCGAAGGCACTATCTGCGCTTTTTGGGGTCACAAAATCAGCGATGGCATCACCATTGCCCGTTACCACAGGACGGAAACGCGAACACCGTTCGACATTCATTGGACAACGAATAACGAATACTTTGAAAACTTCACCTCCAGTTATCTGGATGCGATTGCTAAGTTTCGCGCGGAAAGCAAGCACAGAACCAAGGACAACGAACCCCCTCATTTTATCGTATGACATTCGAACAGAAAGAGCAATTCGGGAAACTCGTTCCCAAGTGGCAAGCATACAAGCGAAATCTTGTGTGGACTTTCGACGGGCCGGAAACGGCGGTCATTGAAAAGCTGGCCTACCTACTGCTGGGGCGCACCTTGACAGGCTGTCCTTCGTGCAAGATTTCCGCGATGCAGCAATTAGAAAATCTGTACAACGCATGAAGACCTACCTACACAGCGGTAATGCGGGTGACGTGATTTATATGCTGCCAACAATCCGCGCAAACGGGGGCGGTACACTTTACCTCAACCCTGACCGACCGGCACAATACGCGGCGGGCCTGACCCATCCAGGGGGCGGGGTGATGCTCAACGAAACCATGTGCAATATGTTGCGCCCATTGGTGGAGTATTGCGGTATCAAGTGTGAATTGTGGCACGGTGAAAAAGTGGACTATAACCTTGACCTATTCAGGGAAGAGCGCATCAACCTGAGTGCATACGACATCAGGCGTTGGATTCTTTCGGTTTACCCTGAACTATTGCCCGGGCCTGCCTTTCGCATGAACCGTGCCAACAATGGGTATATCACCGTGAACCTATCGGAGCGATACCGGAACAACGCGGCGGGTGGGGATGCAAAGTGGGCGATGTTGCAGGAACAGCCCTACGATGTTTTTTTTATCGGAGTTGAGCAGGAGTTTGAAAAGTTCTTGAAGGTATGCCCCAAGGCCCATCATTTGAAAACGGAAAACTTCCTGCACATGGCGCACCTGATGGCACAGGGCCGGATGCACTTCGGAAACCAGTCTTCACCATTTGCAGTTGCGGAGATATTCGACCTTCCCCGCGTGCTGGAACTTTCGCCATACTGCCCTAATGTGGTAAGCACGGGGGAGAATTGGGGCGTGGTGTACAACAACGATAACATGAAGTGGCACGTTGACCGCTTGGCCCGTATGGAACAAAAAAAAGAAAACCACATTATCATAAACCCATCATGAAACAATTAATCATAGCCGCATTGGTATTTGTCTTTGCATCATGTGACAATCCTCAGGAAGGTAAGCCATTAGGCGAAAAACAACGCTATGGAGATGGAACGGTAAAAGTAATGGTTATTGATAGTTGCGAGTACGTTTTACATCATGTATATCTTGGCAATGCAATTACGCACAAAGGCAACTGCAAATTTTGCGCAAAGAGAAAGTAATGGCTGAAACACGTAAAGCATACCCACGCCGATTTCAGGAAGGCTTCTTTGAGAAGTACATCAAGGGCCACGGTATTGACATTGGCTGCGGGAGGATTGATACGCATGATGGGCAGGACACGATCAGCCCCGATGCAGTTCACCACGATAAGGACATTTGCGACGCGACAACTATGGAAGTTTACGAAGATGACACTTTCGACTACGTGTATGCTTCCCACGTTCTGGAACACCTCAACGACCCCGTGACGGCCCTGAAGAACTGGTATCGAATCTGCAAAAAGGGTGGCCACATCATCATCAGCCTGCCGCATCGCGACCTATACGAGCGCAAGAAAACGCTGCCTTCAAAGTGGAACGAAGACCACAAGTACTTTTACCTACCGTTTGCCTGCGAACCGCCTCACACTTTCAGCGTGGCGGGATTGTTGCACGCTGCGTTCACTTTCCCGTTCGATTACGAAATGCGGGTGATTGACACGGCAACCAATGCCGACCGACCGGAGGAACACAACAACGGGGAATTTTCAATCGAAGTAATTATTCAGAAATAAACACCATGAACAAAGTATACATAGTTTCGGCACATGATGAAATGGATCATAACGATCCAATCATCTTAGCAGTTTTTTCAAATCACGATGCAGCCTCTGAATATTGGGCTGCGTGTATCGCAAAAAATGAAAAGTATGAAGAGGATTTGAAAGATGACGAAAGCAACTGGGATGAATGGGCCTCTAATCATCCTTTCAAAATGGGCAAAAACGGGATGGCAACAGATTTTCACATAACCGAATGCGAAGTTTTTGAAACCGTACAAAAAGATTTACCTTGAAGCACGCAACCTCACACAAACCGATTTCATCCCATGCGAAGTCTGCGGAGGGCAGGCGGTGGACATCCACCACATACAGGCAAGGGGGATGGGCGGGAGCAAATCACGGGACACACCCGAAAACCTTATCGCCCTGTGTCGAGGCTGCCATCATGAGGCTGACTTTGGCACGGGATTGCCGAAAGAATATCTTAGACAAATCGTAACTGATAAACTGAATGAAAGGACGACCACGCAAAATAGAAAGCCCTGAGGCATTGCAGCAGGCGTTTGACGAATACATGGCGCATTGCGCGACCTTCACTAAATCGGTATTGAGCAACTCCGGAAAGTTGGTGGATGTTCCAACGCCTCGCGTTCCTACCGTTG